GGTCAGAATCATCCGTGCACAGTAGTGCAGCTTCAAGGCTCAGCCGTAGAGCAGCGTGTCTACAACCTGTTAGACCAAAAGATAAGCGTGCATACAAAGATGATAGATTTATATCAAGATGTGCTTGATAACTAAAAGTAACTACAATACACTACACTTTGCTATACAAAACTAAAAACTAGTGTAGAGGATGATGATATGAGTAACACTATAAAAGACCAAGCCCATCTAGATAAGCTTATTGCGGTCTACGTAAAGATACGGGACAAGAGGGTTGAGGTAGTCAAGGAGTTAAAAGAGCAAGAGGAAGGGCTGGTCGTGAAGCTGGATAAGATAAAGGCTGCACTGCTAGAACATTGTAAAGAAACTGGACTTGAGTCCGGTAAAACAGAGTCAGGCTCGTTCTATAGGTCTGTGAAGTCTAAGTACTGGACTAGTGATTGGGAATCCATGAACAAGTTTATCTTAGAAAATGAAGCAGTAGACCTCATGGAGAAGCGCCTACACCAAGGCAACATGAAGCAGTTCTTAGAAGAGAACCCTGATCTACATCCACCCGGACTCAATACAGATCGAGAGTTCACAGTAACAGTAAGGAGAGGAAAAAAGTGAGCGATACTAAATACTATCTACCGATTGACGCCTTAGCAGACACCTTGTCAGTTAAGGTAAATACTATTAGGACGTGGGTGCGCCAAGGTTTTATACCTAAGAGTACCTACATAAAAGTAGCTAACACCTACAGGTTTAATGTCCCCCAAGTTATCGAGGCGTTACACAAGGGGAAACATGTAATAGCACCACCCGCAGGAGAATACCATGCAGACGACGTCACTGGTACGGCTCAAGAAGAAGTGTCTGATCTTACCTACGAGCACACCAGCGCGCCCAAAGAACTGAGTCTAGAAGCAGAACTAGACCTCGATGAAAACGAAGACTTTTAGGAGTAGATGATGAGCGATATACAATTGTTTGAAAATATGCCCGCCGAGTACCGAGAGCTTTTAGCTCAGTTACAACCCGAGAAAAACCTTACGGGTGGGGAGTACGCTAACAACCATAGGTTAAGTATCCGTGGTGGTGTATTCCGCAAGATTGTAAATGGTAAAGAAGTAGCGGAGCTACAGAGCCGAACGCTTAAGGCGGTTATTGTAAAGGCGGCACCAATTTCTAGAATGTACTACGAAGGTCAGTACGTAGCGGGCGATTCTAGTCCTCCTAAGTGTTGGTCGGCAGATACTAATACAGGCCGTGCCTCCGATTCTGTTGATGTTAGTGGTCGGCAGGCTAGTAAGTGTGGGGATTGCCCTCAGAATATAAAAGGTTCTGGGCAAGGCGAGAGCAAGGCATGTAGGTTTCAGCAACGGGTGGCGCTATTGTTAGCCGATGATGAGGGTAACTTAGTATCTAAAGACGTGTACCTGCTGTCTTTACCTGCTACTAGCGTGTTCGGTGGTGAGCAAGACAAGATGGCAATGCAGGCTTATGCTCGATTGCTAGACAGCCACAAGGCTCCTGTAGCGTCGGTGCTTACTGAGGTTCGGTTTGATACTGATGCTTCTACTCCTAAACTGTGCTTTAAACCGGCACGTCCTTTGGAGCAAGAAGAATTACTAACGGCTATCGACCTTCAGAAATCTCCAGAAGTAACTAAGATGCTTGAGCTTACGGTAAGTAAGAAGTCTGAGGACGCAGGTCCAGAGGTAGCTGCATTACCTTCTCTGTTCCCAGAAGTTGAGGCCGCAGTTGAGGCCGTAGCTGCACCAGCAAAGGCAAAAGCCGAAGAAGTAATCGAAGAGCCTACAGTTAAGGTATCTAAGAAGAAAGCTGCAAAGCCTAAAGTAGATGAAGATCTTTCCAATCTCTTAGATGAGTGGGACGACTAGCAGCTACACTCCTACACTAAAATAAAAACGGGCTAGGGTTCTCTAGGGAACCCCTGACCCTCCAATAAAGTACTAAGAGATGTGATGATGAACACGACGCAGTTTCTGAGTACGGTGCTAGGTGATGATGGTTTCTATTGTATATACGCTATAAGAAAAAAAGACGGTAAGCACGTTCAAAAATTCTATAGTTCGATAGATTCAATAAATGACTCGGCACTAAACTTTGATCATGAAGGCTATGACGCGTATTTTGGCTTAGGGACTTTCGTAGAAGATACGAATAGGAAAGCTGAAAACGTCAGTCAGATGCGAGCATTCTTTCTCGATATAGATTGTGGGGAAGGTAAGCCGTATCCAGATAAGGCACATGGTATACATGCGCTACAGGGATTCTGTAAGGAACTATCCCTTCCTATACCTACACTGACTGTTGATTCAGGTCGTGGGCTACACGTGTACTGGGCTTTGGCTGAGCCTTGTACAAAGCAGGCGTGGCTACCTATAGCAAGCCGATTAAAGATGGCCTGTGTAGAGAACGGATTCGAAGTTGATCCCGCCGTAACTTCCGACATGGCTAGAATACTGCGCGTGCCAGGTACGCGTAACTTTAAATCTACGCCACCTAGTAGTGTGAGAATACTGGGTAAGCTAAATCCTACAGTTACTCTAGAGCAGATGTCGGAGCTACTACCTAACGAAGGTTTAGTACCAGCCCTGCAAGAGCGCCAGTACACTAAGGAAGATCGAGAGAACGCGAAGAACTTACTCAGCAGTAACTTAGAGAAAAAGTTTACCAACATACTGGTTAAAACTGCTGCTGGTAAGGGCTGCGCGCAGATAGATCGGGCTATTAAAAAGCCTGACGAGCTGTCGTATAACGATTGGACCCACGTACTGTCTATCGCCAAGCACTGTGACGAACCCGAGGCTATACATATAGTATCTAGCAGGTACGCACACTATTCGGCACACGAAACAGAAAAGGTAGCGGACTCTCTTCACTCTCCTCATCTATGCACTACGTTTGAGGCGGACAATCCTGCGGGTTGCGTAGGCTGTCCTATGCGCGGCAAGATAAACACGCCTATTAAACTGTCGTATGAGATCAGAGAAGCTACAGAAGAAGACAACATAATCGAGATACCCCTAGGTAACTTGCAACCTAGCGCCGTGCCTGTGGACTCAGGTCTGTTTGCTGACGAGACGGAGGTGGTTACTACTGTCGAGTATAAGATACCTACCTACCCTGCACCGTACTTCAGAGGTGGCAATGGTGGGGTGTTCCTGCGGAAAAGGAATAAGGAGGGGGAGATAGACGAGATTGAAGTACACGATAAAGATCTCTATTTAACTAAGAGAATAACCGATCCGGTAGACGGACCCTGCTTTGAGTTCAAACATCATACAACGCTAGAAGGCATAGTGACGTTTGTAGTACAGGGCACGTCTACTACCTCTAAGGAAAAGTTTAGAGAGGAGATGGGTAAAAACGATATTCACTTAATGAGGCCGGAAATACTAATGAATTATATACAGGCTTGGATTAAAGAACTTCAGATAAGTAAAACACCAATAGACGCTAAAACTCAGTTCGGTTGGACTAAAGACTACGGATCTTTTGTCGTAGGAGATCGGGAGATATTCGCTGATCACTTGGAAGAGAACCCGCCGTCAGCCTTTACTGCTAAGTACATGCCTATGTTTCAAAAACGTGGAACGCTAGAGGATTGGAAAGAGGCGGTTAAGTTTTACGAACGTCCTGACATGGAGCCACATCAGTTCATGGTAGCGACAGCGTTCGGCTCTCCGTTGATGAAGTTTATGCCTAACTCTAACGGGTTTATAAACCACGTTATGAGTAGCTACTCAGGGTATGGGAAGTCTACAGGTATGATCGTTGGGGCTTCGGTTTGGGGTTCGCCTGAAGAATATATTATGGTCGGGCAATCTACAGATAACGGTATATGGAATCGTGCTGAGGCTATGAAAAATCTACCGATCTACATTGACGAGATAACTAATCTCGACGCCGGAAAGATAAGCGACATTTGCTACGCTATAACTAGCGGCAGACAAAAGACTCGTATGACTAGCGGTGGACAAAACAAGGAACGATACACTGGCGAAGCTTGGGCGCTTATCATGTCTACTAATGGCAACAAAAGTTTAGTAGAGATTATGACAGCCGAGAAAGAACTCCCTAAAGGCGAGCTACAAAGATTGATAGAGACTGAGCTAATTAAACTGGATATACCTCAAGAAGAAACACTTGCCCTTAACGTAGGTATCCAGAAGAACTGTGGGCACGCAGGTGAAGTTCTTATGCAAAAGATACTTAAAGACACCGACGCCGTAGAGAAGTTGCTGTTCAAGATACGCGCCGTAATAATTAGACGCGTTGGGATGACAGATCAAAACCGCAATTGGTCTGCCGGAGCTGCCTGTGTAGTAGGTGGGTCTTTAATTGCTAAGAGATGTGGGTTGTGGGATATAGACATTGAAGCGCTTCTTGACTGGACTGTTCAGCAGATGAAGAGAATGATGGCGTGGGATAAGCAGTTAGACTTAGACGTAGAGAAGCTAGTTAAAGAATATTTCTACGAGAAGCAGGGTGCGATCTTACGTATTAAAAGTACTGATGACGCTAGAAGAACTGACGGTTCTGGATTGCACGTATTAATAGAGCCAGACAAAACACCGTTCTATTCTTGGGTTGGTCGGTACGAGTTCGACATTGGTAGGCTGTACTTACTACCGACTCCGTTTAAAAAATGGTGCGCGAAAAGAGGAGCACCTTACCCAGAGGTAGTTAGAGGTATAATCGCTTTACTCGGAGGTAAAAACGAGCGTATTAAATTGGGTAAAGGTACTCCCATACAAGGTGCAGGTAGTACCTACGTACTTAGTTTAGTATTTGATTCAGAAGACGGAGAGGAGTATGACGGCACACCGATACCTAAGAACCTAGAGTCTCTGTATGAGCCACCAAAATAGAGGCGGTAAGGTAAGCCCTGACGGTTTACGCTTTGATATAGACTGGGAAAGGTTCACCCCAGGCACTTCTATATTTATACCTGCCGTCAATACTTACAAAGCTGTGGCTCAAATAAGAAGAGCAGCTAACCTAGAAAGCAAGCAGATAGAGTACCGAGTTGTGATAGAGGGCGGCAGGTATGGAGTACGAATTTGGCGGGTAATATGATACGCTACGAGTTCATCATTCTCTTAGTTGAGAACTTAGCCCCCCGTTTGGGGGGCATTTTTAATCGAACCCTCCTGCGTCTCTTCTAGCTTTCAGTACCGCGTCTTCTCTTTTCGACGATATCGAAACCCCACGGAACTTTCTCATCTTCTCACTAGTTCGCTTGTGTTGCTTTAGAGAACGCGCTTTTGTATCGGCGTCTATACTTACTTCTGGATGCTCTTTATTGAACTCTCGCATGTCTTTCTCTACGTCTCTTGCCTCATCAAAATCAAAGTTCTTTTTAGCCAGATAATACTTTCGTAGTAACTTACTGCGACGCGAGTTTATATTCCTGTCGATACGTTTATCGACTGAGTTTCTTTCGATCTGCTGAGTATAGCTAGCAGGAGCTAGGCCGATTAACTGTGCGGCTGCGCCCATTACACCTACATCTTCTACGATGGGGTCGCCTCGTAGTGTAGTTACACCTTCTTCGTTGTAACGGAAACCCTTGGATATGTTGCTAGCAAAACTAGGCAGCATCTTTTCAATCCCACGTCTAGTTTCCCCTTCGTTTATAAGTCCAATACCATCAAACGCTCTAGCCGTAACTCCGTATACAGGGCCAGCTAACAGTTCGAGACCTTGTAATATAAAACTGTCTTGCTCTTTGTTAGGCAGACTACGGAATATTAGATTGGTCATACCAATACGTGGCGCTACGTCTACCCCCATAGTAGCGTTTATAGCGCCGGAGTAAAAACCCTCACCGAAGAAGCCAGCAGCTATAGTATCGAAGTCTTCGTCTTCGTCGTCTAGGAAGACAGTGTTCATAATGAATGCAACTGCTCCGTATAGGGGAAGTCCTTGTACTCCTGCCATAACTGCTGAGCTAGCGAACAACCCTGCAATTTGTTTCTTGGCAATAGACTTAGTTAAGTTAGCCGCTTCTTGAGCCTCTGCTTTGTCTTCATCCGTTAGCTTGGTTTGATCGCCGTTATGCTTTTCAGTAGCTATACGTTCTAGCTCCATAGGCAGCGCGTTGTCGATAGATTGTTTAGCCATGCGCGCCTGTAGATACAGCATCGATACACCGAAGCGCTTGTACATAGCTATCACGCTACCCCAATTAGTTTGCGCTAAGCGAGGAGCAGTTTCTGTAAGCGCGCCACTGTTTGTAAGCTCAGTAGTATCTAGTGCTGCTTGCGCGGCAGCTTGCTGGTCATCTTTAGTTATCTTACTT